TTCCCTCCTGGTGGCGATCTCTACTTCCCAGAGTATACCGTTCAATATACGGTTACTTTCGCCTTTCGTGGAAGACGTTACAACACTCCTACTGCTAACGACTACGCTATGGATGATCCCCAGCCCGCTGATTTGAAATTTCATAAAATGTCCATTTAATTTTTTGTATCGCTTTTATTTCGAAATAAACATTACATCGTATCTATCACTGCTTAATTTATTTCTTGGGGGATCTTCATTCATAAACACCACGATTTTGATTTCTTCGTGAACCGGTTGAAACCGTCCATTGTATTTGGTTGAAGTAAACCATCCATTTTTTAAGTTCTCCATGAACGACCACGGAAACCAATCAGGGTTATTGCATCTTGCCATGTCAAATATTGCCGTCTCTATTCTATCAGCTCCGCTTGCGAAAGCATGCATAAGATCTGTAAGCTTGCCTCCTTGACAAGCCCATGTTGTATCGGGGTTAATTCCCAACAGATGTTTTGTGAGAAAGCTTTTTCCCATTCCTCCTTTAACGTCAACAACAAACAAGATCTGTCTGTCATTTTGTCGTACCAAACGATCCACAACTTTTGTTTGCCATTCAGAGAGGATGTTGAATTTTCGAGAAAGCCCCAAACATCGGTCTCCCGCAATTCGTGACATGTTGCTGTAATGCCTGAAATTAATGAATCATTTTTTAAAAATATTTAAACACACTACAGGCCGGAGTCGGAGGCCGTAGGCCGCAGCGACGGCCGAACATACTACTTCGCAACTTACTTGATTGTGAGTTCTGCGTCCACGTCCATCGCACTTGCGATATCTCCCCCTTTACAGAATTCCAGTATGCTCTTGAAGGGGTCGACATTTCCAGTCGGTTGCCCCCAAGTTTGGAATGGTCCATCTTTTGAACAGTACTCGCTCGATTGTTCATCCGAGCCTTTTGCTCCTTCGAAGTGTGCTCTTTCGAGTCCCGGAACTCTTCTCCAAAAAGTAAGGTTTCCATCTTTCGCTTTTAATGCTTCGGTCTTAAAACGGATGTATCCTTGCAGATGTGCAGTTCCGCTTTGTCCAATTTCTTGACCCACAATAGCAAAGGAGATCGCCTCGATCGAATTATCCAGATAGTTCGTGAGTGCGTCAACTTCTTCTTGCGTCCAATTATTTAACGTAAAGCACACTTTGTTACTTTTCACGTGAGGCATTTTCACCAACTGGGGAACATGCCGACCCCCCAAAGTTATATATTATATTCTATTATTCCCCAATTCCCCAACTTGACCTTTGACCCCGACGTGCGGACCGGCTTATAGTATTACCCGGTCCGCCGGAGGCGGTTGTCTATAAAAGGTGACCCCATTTTAATTCTGTTATTAGTTCATTATGGTTTATCGTCGAAGAAAGACTTATCGTCGTAAGCGCGCTCCAGTTAGGCGCGCCCGTACAAAACGTTCATTTAAGCGCACTCGCGCTCGCCGGGTTATGCGAGGTCGAAACGTCGCTACAAATCACTGCATTGTTTCTCAGACAGTTGATATGACCGGCCTCAGACTTGGCACTGAAAAGTTTGTTACTGAGGACACCGTCAAGTTGTTTGATTACAATCGTGTCGCTCAATTTGCTAAGCTTTTTAATGAATACAAAATTCTCAAAGCTGTTATTAGCTACACTCCGAAACAAGCTCCTGAGGCTTGGCTTCGATGGAAGACTATTGCTGATCCAGTTCGGGCTGTATCTTGGAATGACAATACTCGAAACACTAGTGAAATTGCTGGTGCTGCGGATGTTCAAAGTTTTAACGAGGCTCTCTCTCGACCTGGTGCCCGACAACAGTCACTCCTGAAACCTATTGTTCATCGCTTTCGCCCTGAGGCAAAGTGTGCTGTTGTGGATAATATGGATAGTGCTTCTGGGCTTAGTTTTGTTCAAACAAGGGGTTGGCTTCCAGTCTACCTTATGGATGGCAATTCTATTAACGATCACGTTATTCATTATGGTCGTCAGACTTATTGGCCAGCTATTCAACCCCTTTTCCCTCCTGGTGGCGATCTCTACTTCCCAGAGTATACCGTTCAATATACGGTTACTTTCGCCTTTCGTGGAAGACGTTACAACACTCCTACTGCTAACGACTACGCTATGGATGATCCCC